CCCAACAACAAAATCCCCCCCGCTGGTGATACGGGCGCGTTCGGTGTTGTTGGTGGCAAAACGAAGGTAGCCGTTCTGCTCGTTCCAAATTTCAAAGTCAGTCGTGGTCGAAGAAGTAGACGCCGCAAAATAGCAACCGTTTGAAACGCTTGGCCCGCGCAAATGGATGCCTGCCGCCCAAGTCCCGCTTTGGGATTGAATACTTGCGCCAATCGCATTAAACGGCGAAGTTGTCCCAAGCATCCACCGCCCACTCGCATCAAGCGTCATCGCCTGCGTGAAGGTGATAGCGTTTCCTGCTGTGCCGGAGGGGGCGTTCCACCATGAATGAGCACCAGACCCTTGGCGGTACATGGTTGCTGCGGCAGTTGCGTTATAGGTCCAGTTAGTTCCAGCAAGATAAGCAGCGTTCTGAACAATATCAATTTCGGCGTTAGAGATGCTGGCAAAAGACCCAGCGCCAAACTCCATCGCTTTAAACACACTCCAAGCACTCGGCGTCACCCCAAGGCCGAGGTTGCCGGAGGAGTCGAGGCGCATAGCATCGCTACCGCCATTTGCCCAGATATGTGTCAGCGCAGAACCACTGGTTGTGATGGTGTAGCCGTTAGATACGCCGCTTTGTCCTGCGCGGAAGATGTTGCCCGAGCCTGCGCCAAGCAGCGTGTCAAGCCTGTATCCCGGCGAACTCGTCCCAATCCCCAGCCCCGTGCTGGTGAGGCGCATTTGTTCGGAAGCACCAAGCCAAATGTGCTCACCTGTTGAGGTAATTAAATACCTGTCCTTAGCCGCCCCTGTGTCGTAAATAAAGAACTGTTGCGATTGAGCCGACTGACCGAATTGAAAGCCGGATGCGCCAGCGCCGTTATTGGTTAAGGTGATTTGCGTGTTACCAACCCCAGAAGGTCGGGAAATCTCAAGAACCCCACCCCCAACGCCAAGCGTGGTGCCGTTAAACGTCAGCACACTACCGCCTGTCGCCACCTTGGAGCCGTTGAGGTAAAGGACACCGTTGGCGGTTCCTGCTGAAAGAGTGGGGTTTGCCGTTAAGGTGATCGTATCGGTTGTTGCGTCACCAAGGGTTGTGTTGCCATTAGCCGTTAGCGTAGATGACAAAACAACGGCACCGCTAAATGTAACGTTTCCTGATGCGGTTAGGGTGGTGAACGATCCCGCAGCCGCCAATGACTGACCAATGGTGACGCTATTGATCGTTCCCGATCCCGTTAGGTTTCCGCCAAGCGTTAGTGTCTTGCCGCTGCCCACGTTCATCGAAACGCTTGTGCCCGACGCTGAAAAGATAGCGTCAATAGAATCAAGGTTCGTGTTAAGTTTGTTGCCCCATGTGTCAGTTGACGCACCAACTTCAGGCTTCGTCAAACTCAAATTGGTGGTTGTTGTATCAGCCATGTTTCACCTCAATAAGGGGACGTTTGTGGCGTCCAAGATTTGCTTGGGGTTGTTTGCGTAGACCAGGATTGCGCCACAACGGTTTGCGGCACCCATGTATCGGTTGGGTCGGATTGCTCATCCCACGTTGCTGGCCCCACCACAATCGTTGACCAACTATTCGTTGGACCGGGAACGGGTTCCCATTTCTCAACACCCGTTGCGCTTACGCTTGATGTTGCTGTAATCGTCACCGCCGCCAGTTGCCGCACGCCACCGGCGGCTGCAACCAGGCTTTGCGCACTAATCGCAACAACACCTGATGCAATCCTGTTAGCGCTTGGCGATACAACGGACGCAGCGCCAACCGCTACAGCGCCCTGGCTGACACGGCTAGCGGCAACCGATAACGCTGAAGCGGCGGCAATTGTTACAGCACCTTCGTGAACCTCTGAACCTGACGCGCTAACCGTTGATGTTGCGCTAACCGCCACAGCACCAAGCGCAATGCGCTGACCCGTTGGGCTAACACTTGATGCTGCCGCAATGGCAACAATGCCTAAACCAATACGCTGCCCTGCTGTAACCGTCGCGCTTTGCGCGGCAATAGCTACAGCGGCATCTTTATAGGCTGCCTGCCCATAAATATTGATGCCATAAACGCCAGCGCCGTAACCGTTCATTAGTCAAGGGTGATGTCGAAATCACCGGCATTGAATCGAAACACGTCATTGGTTCCGATTGATTTGGATGCACTAAGTTGCCCAACGGCTAACATATTGCCCGACGTTGACGCGTCATAAAGTGCCGTATGCGTTATTGTTCCCCATGAACCCGTGGCGGTTGGGAACTCAACGGCTGATGTGTTTGTTGCGGCTGATCCCGATACCGTAAACGCCATGGATTGGCGCAGATAACCGTTGCCCGACACTTCATTGCTTGAGCCTGACTCGCCAGGGTCAGCAGTGAAAAGGCCAACGTAAATGGTGGCCGGTGCTGAGTAAGCCGATCCGCCAAACACATGCCCAAGGACTTTGTTTTCGAGATAGTCGGAGAATGAATTAGCCATGGATTACCCCATTGGTTTGGCGCGAACGCGTGGCGTTGTTCCGCTGTAATTGGCGCGTTCTTGCTCAAGTTTCATGGCCTCAATGCCACGTTCATAAACAGCACTCCAAACGGGAATGCGCGAGTCATCTTGCAAGTAAGGCGCCGATTGAAGCAGTGCGCCATATAGATAAAGGTCAGGGTGTTTGGTCAGCAACCAGTTCGTTGTATTGCTATCAGACAACGCGGCGATCTTGCCGTAATACGTCATCTGAACTTGCGTCGTATCTGTTCCAGGCGATGGCACAACTTTGAACGTGTCACCGATAATCGTGTAATAACGCGGCGTGCCAGCCGCCGAAAAGTAACGCGTATAAAAGTCATCGCTTTGTTCATCGCTCAAAAACTCCAACTTGGTTGGCGTTGTTGTGAGCAACACAAGATTTTCCATTTGCAGAAAATCGGATGGCAGTTGCGTGTATTCGGTATCAAGTGTGGCGTTAGCACGCACAATCATTTGGCGAACGCGTACGGTTCGATTGAACTCGGCTTCCGCCAACGTAATGAAGTCGGCAATGGCGGACGTCAAATCGGACCGATTCAACCAATCGGCAATCGACGTTTTAAGTTGTGCGTAAGTGCCAAGCGCCATAGTCAGGCAGCGTCCTTTTTGCGAAGTTCGGTCTTAAGACCGATTGATGCTCGGTAAGCATCCTCTTGAGGACGGATTGCCCAGGTGTGCTGATGCTTGTATTCCCAGGTTCCTATATGTCCAATGTGCTTGGACAGGTCATGATCAATATACAACGGAATCTGATTGTCGCGCAATAACTTGCAAAAGTATATGTCTTCGCCCATGTAGCCTTTAGCCGCCACATCCCATGGCGTAGCGAACCAAGGCATCTCAATAGCGCGAAACACGTTTGTATCAACCATCATCACACCAGTGCCTACAGCGTCAACTTGTTCAACGCCCGTGTCATGCTCCCCAGTATAGACAGGAACCTTGCGTTGCGTTTCTGGATCATAGTTCGCCGCCGTCGGCCCAACTGGCATTCGCCTGCGCGGGCAGTTGGCAGCAACAACAAGTAAATCGCGGTCAAGCAACTGCTTGATCGTATCTTGCGGAAAGCGCATGTCGCTATCGATAAACAGCACCACGTCAGCGTTGTTTTCCATGGCGGTCATCACCAATTCTGAACGCTGGCTTACAAGAAGCGTTCCCTTGGAAATGTTGACGTTTACCGCGTCATTCGGATGGTGTGCAACATGAAACGCCACAGCGTTTACAAGGTCAAATGCAAAGTCTGAATGCACTTCGTCCCTTGCCGGGACGCATACGCTAATAATTCGTTTCTTGTCCATCACACCCTTCCTGGTCGAGTCCTGAAAAATCGGTTATCGGGATCATTGAGCCACTTCTTAAAATCTTTTTCTGTGCGCGTGATGCCCTGGCTCACCAAGTCCATGTAGATATTCATGGGGATGGATGCAACCTGTACGCCAAGACCTTCACCGTTCCACCTGGCGCGTTCGTCGATGGATGCAAACTGTGCCTTGTTGGTTTCAACAATGGGTGTTGCGTCTTGGATTGTTTCAATCACCGCTGTGTCTGTGGCCTCGTCGTAATGCCAAATGCGCGTTAGGCCAAGAAGTGGATCATGCTCAAAAAGTTTTGATTCCATGTAAAAACGGGAGCGTTTCCGCCCCCGTTCCTTGTTGCTGGTTAGGTCGAAAGGTCAGCCGCCAAACCGTGTGCCTTCTCGTTGTAGATGGCAAGGCCATATTCAGCGAGGAGCAAGCGCTTTTCAGCATCACCCGTTGTTGCAAGCTCAACTTGCTGGAACGGACGAAGGAAATGCACACCGGCGTAATCAGGTGACAGCACAAACGCGTCACGATCACGCTGGAACCTATTAGGCACAATGTTCACTTGGCCGAAGTCTCCGACATATACATCAGCCGCGCCAATGATCTGCGCTTGCTTGCCAGCAGGCACATCACGATAGCGCGTTGCGATACCGTTGAAGCCAGAAACAACCTGCTTGTTCTTGGCGCCAACCATCACAATCGAAGGATCGCCGCCCTGTTCCCACACTTTCTGAAGCACATTCTTGAGAATGGTTTCAGTGAATGCGCGGGTTACGCCATCGCTGCGATCATCGTTAG